TTCATCTGTTAAAAAAGTTATTTAAGAAAAGTCTGGTATTTATAATCTTAATTTAATAATTAATTTACTAAATTAAGTAGAAAATTTCTAAATCTATAATATACAATGAGTCCTTTAAGTATTGTCATAACAATAATCGTAATTGTCCTTATCTTAATGTTATTAAGATATCTTTTTCTTGACCCTTACACATTACAAAGTATACAAGATGGCAAAAAATCTTCTACTATTGATGCTTCGTCTTTAGCAACAAATGGATCCGATGTTCCTTCAAGTAATTTTGCCTACTCTGTCTGGTTTTATGTTAATAACTGGAACTACCGTTATGGTGAAGAAAAAGTTATTTTTGGAAGAATGGGTGCCACAAGTGGTAAAAAAAAGGGATCTGTTAAAGGGGTTAGTGGATTAGACCCATGCCCGGCGGTTGTTTTAGGAGCTGTTGAAAACAATATTTCTATTTCTTTAGGATGTTATCCTGGCATAAATCAACAACCTACAACACCCGGTGGAAATACAGTTGTTCATACATGCTCTGTTGCTAACGTTCCTATTCAAAAATGGGTTAACTTAGTTATTAGTGTTTATGGAAGATCAATGGATGTTTACATTGATGGTAAATTAGTAAGAACTTGCTTATTGCCAGGTGTAGCAAGTGTTAATACTAATTCTAATTTATACGTTACTCCTCAAGGAGGCTTTGAAGGATGGACTTCTAAATTACAATATTATCCTGATTCATTAAACCCTCAAGAAGTATGGAATAATTATACTAAAGGTTATTCAAATTGGTCTAACATGTTTAGCTCTTACCAACTTAAGGTATCTTTAGAGGAAAATGGAACCACTCAAAGTAGTGTAACAATATAATTTCATATTAAAAAATATTTTCTTATTTATTTAATATATATATGAGTAGCAATAATACATTTAATTCATTTTCAACAAATAGTGGAAGTTTTGGAACTAAAGAATTTTTAGAGTCTAATAGTTTAGTAGCCAAATTAGCTTTTTTATTATTAGTTATTTTAGGTTTTATATTATTATTAAGAGTAGGTTTAAATGTAATTGGTTATTTCTTTAAACCTTCTGATTCACCTCATCTTTTTGATGGCATGGTTGATGCTTCACAAATGATTATTTTTCAACAAGACCCTAGTAATAACGGGTCTAAAACTATTTATAGATCAGTTAACGCCGATGACGGTATTGAGTTTACTTGGTCTGTATGGATTTTTATAGATAACCTTCAAACAAATTCTGGAATATATAAGCACATTTTCAGCAAAGGTAACAGCAATTTACAAGAAAATGGATTAGTTTACCCTAATAATGCTCCTGGATTATATATCGCTCCTAACACAAATTCTCTTGTTGTTATGATGAACACATTCAATGTTATTAATGAGGAAATTGTTATTCCTGATATTCCTCTTAACAAATGGGTAAATGTTATTGTTAGATGTCAAAATACCACCTTAGATGTATACATCAATGGAACCATTGCTAGAAGTGTTAATTTAGTAGGAGTTCCTAAACAAAATTATGGTGATGTTTATGTAGGTATGAATGGAGGTTTCGCTGGAAATATTTCTAACTTATGGTATTACAATTATGCTTTAGGAACAGCCGCTATTCAAGGAATTTCTGAAGATGGGCCTAATACTAAGATGATTGGTTCTAGCGGAATGAGCGATAAGATGTTCAACTACTTATCCTTAAGATGGTTCTTTTATGGTGCCGGAGATGGATATACCCCAGATGGACCTGGTAAATTTTAAATTATAAATTATTTATATTTAATAAATAAATAATGTATATATAAATGCCAAACGAAAATTATTTACCTGTTCCTCCAAGAGTATGGTCAAGAGTTCAAAATCCATGTACTTTTACTGTTCCAGGTAGCACATATACACAAGCTTATATTCCTGTAACTAATCAAATTGTATCGCAAGCACAAGCAAATTATGAAGAAAAATTAATATATAAAGGTAATATTTTACAATACAAAGGAAATAGTTCTCAATTAACAAAGTCTCAAAAATATACACAACTAGCAAAAGGTTTTGGTCCTAATAGAACAAAGGTATTTGCTACTCAAAGTGTAACTTATACGAATCCTAATATAAGTGGATTACAACGAGTTAATTATTCTACAATACCATTTCCCAATGGAGTTGCTGGAGAACCCAATAATATTTCTGGTCCTTATCAATATAATGTGCCAAATCCTAATGGTTGTTCTGGTGTTTCAATTCAAGTTGGAGGAACATTGGTTTGTGGAACTTTTGTGAATCCTTGTACTGATGAAATTATAAAACAAGGCGTAACATCAGCAACAATTTGTAATCCAGCCTCAGCTTCAAATGTGCCGGGTTCTTCTATTTTATGCTGGAACAATAAAGTTCAAACATGGTTTCCTAGACAGCGATATTTCATGAATAATAGCACTGATAAATGGCCTGTTAATTATAAAGGTTTGGTTAGTGCTATTAATTTAAATAATTGTAAACTATATTAGATTTAAGCTCTCAAATTGGGATTAATACATAATTCTTGACTAGGGAATATATCTCCAGACATACATTTATCATCTTCATTAACTAACGCGCAACTTCTGAATCCTCTATCTTCACCAACAAAGCACCAACCTGATTGTCCTCCACCAGAATGAACGCTACTAGAAGCTTCGTGAGCTTGATAATCCATATTTTGTTCTTGTGAATTATTTAATGCTTTATCTAATCCGTTATCTGATGGTCTACTTGTTGGTTGTCCTTGAACTGGTTGTGATTTGATACTAGTTGGAGCAGTGTTAGGAGTAATATCCTGAACAGCACTTAATCCTGTATTTACGGTTGTAGCAGTTCCACTAACTACAGCCTTAGCTCCTTCAGCGGCAACATCAACAGTTTGACCAGTTACAGATACTGTTGTTCCAAATAATTTCTCCATTAATGGAGCAAAAAAACTTGCTATATCTTCAGTACCTTTGGCTAAATAAACAAAAATATTAAACCCTAAAAATGCTAAAATTAAAATTATAATTATCCATGTTGTCATATTTATATTTTTTAAACTGTCAAAGAACCCAGAATCATCACCGGATAAAGATGTGGAAGCAACACTTGAGCTAGGAAATGAAGGTTCGCTTGATTGTAATATTGAGCTTGATAAATTATTCGAATTATCCATTATAATAAAAATATATATATTAATTTTTATTATAAATTCGCATCTTTATTTAAAGGTTAATAAATACAATAATTGATTCAAATCTCCTAAAATGGTATCGCGAATATTATACAAATCTGTATTTGTCATTCTCTTCATTGTAGAATTATCATTTAAACTAACTAAATAACCCTTAAAAGATTCAATTTCTTTCTTAAATGATTCAAGTGAATTTAAATCTATAAGTCTTATACTCTTAGTACCCATTAAATCAATTCTTAATCCTGTCTTACCTAAAAGAACTTCAATAAAGCTGTCCATGTTAGCATTTAGTTTTGTATATAAATCGTCTGTTGCCTTATGTGTGGCATAACTACTAGTTTTCCAGTGAAATAATTTAATCATTAAAAGCATTTCAAAAAATTCAATAGTTATTTCTTTTTGAAACTCTGAAAATGAACCGGATGGTCTATTTTTACGTGTTCCTTTTGCTTCTCTTTTTCTATATGTTTTTGGCATTATATACTTATGTAAGAATAAATTTTAATTATTATCTAAATCTTCGGCGACAATAGTTTCTGTATTTTTGTCTTCTGATATTTTCACACATACTGATTCTTCTTCCTCTTCCTCTTCATCTTCATCTTCATCTTCCTCTGAACTAAATATTTCCTTATAACATTCTTCATAATCATTTGCGCTTTGTAATGGATCGGAACAACCAAAATATTCAACAAGTGCCCAATAACAATCTTCTACATTATCAAAGTAATAATTATCGGCAGTGCGACTAATACTTTTACAATCACTAAAATATTCACAAATTTCTAATCCTTGATCGTCCTGTATTTTTTGAATAATTTTTCTCAATCGTTTATTTTCATTATTTAATCTTGAGTTTGTCATTTGTAATATAGTAAGCTCATTAAAAATTTCATCATAACTAGGTTTATTACTGAATTCAGTCATAATTATAATATGTAAATTTATGTTTAAGTAATTTTTTATAGTCTTAAATTCTTGGTATAAAACTCTCTCCAAATGAGTTCATCTGTTCAAGTTTTTCAATAGTTTTTTCAAGATTAGATGCTTTAACATCTTTAAATAAGTAATCAGTTCCAGGAGATTGTTCATTTTTCTTTATTTGTTTATAAACTTGGTCTATTTTTTTTAGAATATTTCCTACAATTTCTTGCTGTGATGGTCTTATTATTTCTTCATTGGTGATTTGAGATTCACATAAAAGAGAGATAGCAAAATATAAAATATTTCTTCTTTTCCTTTGACATCCAGTGCTATATCTTAAAGTAAAAAGTGTTAATAAAGAATCCATTGTCTTTTTAATAAATTTAGAACGTTTATTTGCTTCGACTAAAAATAAATCCCAAACCATCCAAATTATATCCTTTTGCGATTTTGTTTCAACTTGTGAAAAATTTCTTCTTTCGCAAAATATTTTTTCTTTTTTACCCTTACATATAGTTTCAAATTCCATTATCCATTCCAACCAATAACATGCGTTCATTATATTTTTACCTTCTTCTGAAATATTATACGCAATTTCGTTAATTGCTGGAAATAATTCCTTAGGATCCTCATCTAAAAATAATTCTTCTGCGTATTTATTGCTAGGTGCCTTAAATTTGTCACGCATTTGCGTCATATCAAAGTCTTCCTTTTTAATTTTAACAGTATCAAAACTGTGCTTTCTTTTAGCATCACATAAAATACACATAACTTCACAAAATAGACGTCTAATTTTGTCATTATTTCTCATTCTTAATTCACTATCTACATAACCGTTGTTTACTATGTCTTTAAAATTTTTAATTCGTAATTCTAAATAAGCAGCTATTTTAGGGTTTCCTAAATGAATGTGTTTTGTATAAAAAAATAAAATTATTTCCCATAAATCACCATATTGGCCAGCACATATTAATTCAGCGCTCCAGTAACATGCTGGTTCTATTTTAGAATTTATTAAACTATTTAGCAATTCTTTTTTCACATCGCTTTTTTTAAATTTTGAAAACGATATTCCTTTAAAGTCTCCAGGACTTCTTATATCATTAATTTCTGAATCTCCCATTATAATTAAAATTATACAAAAAAAATAACAACAATACATATAGATGAATACACTAAAGTCTCTTACTATTTTTTATGAAAAAATGTCAACTTTTGGAAAAATATTATTATTTATTGCTGTTCTTTTAGTTGTCATAGTATTTTTTAAATCAATAATACCTGTTAAAGAAGGTATGACTGGTTCAAAGGAGTTTTTATTCAAACAGGGAAATGATGTATATGATGATTTTTATGCT